AATGATTTCCTGTGGTTGGGTCGATTGGAAATGAAAGGTCATTTTCAAAAAACACATCGGGCAAAGTCTCAGTTGGTTCGGTCTCAAATATCAATGTATTCTCAGAACGGAATACGGTTATCTCAGCGGTAATAGAAGACCTTCTCTTGTCATTAAAATCCCAACCATTGCATCTTACTGTTCCTGTTATTAGAAGCAAAAGCGCATTTGTTGTTGAGTCTCTATAAAACCTAAAGTAGTTTGTACATACCGCTGTTGGAATTGCCGATGACGGAGGTGGCCCTGCCAAAGTTAAAATAGTTGGAATAAAATCATTATCTATTGGGCAATTGCCTGAACCTCCTACTTGTTGAGTACCGCTGTTTAGCGATTGCTCCACATTATCTCCAACAAACCAATCATACATATTGTCATAGTTTGCAGAAGAAATCAGTGTGATATCTAAATCATATATTCTTCTTTCACATCCATTTCTATTCCCATCGCCCGGGCCTTTGCGCTCCCATTTTATTTTTATACGGACTCTGCTTCCCGCAGGGATTGTATAGTCTATATATGTACCCGGAGTAGATGGGTCAGGAATATTCATAAGATAAGCTATCCTTGGATATTCACCCGCATCATCCTCATTAGCAGTTACAGAGCCGGGGTTTATTACCGCATTTTCATCTTGAGTAACTTGAAATGAACTTGGATTTATTTTCATATAGACTCCCGCAGGAGGAACGACTCCTGATGCAGGGGCAATAAACCCTATTCCTTTTGCTTCTTTTTCAAGCACGGTAGCGTAAATACAAGTTGTAGTGGGTCCACCTGTATCCCTCTTCACAATCAATCTATCTCCCGCTTCCACCTTTCGCATATTCTCACCTTCAAGAAGGAAGTATGCCTCATTGGTAAGAGGGTCTATGAAGAAAAGATTAGTATATATAGTTTCGTATCCTTCAGTATCAGCTTTGCAAACAAACTTAAATCGTGTCGCCCAAGCAGGTGCACGTTGTGAAATCGGTATAGATACCGATATTGAATTTTGATTTGCAGAATAACCACAAGGGACGTGTTCTGTATTGTATGGACTGACCAAAGCAGTAGTTGCTCTATTAAAGTCATCCATATATACTATACCAATTTCATAACCGCGATTGCTGTGTAGGCTTCGTGGAGATGCAAGTTTCTGATAAAACGCCTCAGCAAAGTTTACCGTATAGTATTCATACAATGTTTGCGTTGGAGTAGTTAAGTCATCAACATATTGCATAGCAATAAATTGAAGACCTATTATGTCACTACCCGGAGATGTTATGATTTTAATCGGTTCCCCAACTGAGTCTATTCCACTTGCATTTTTAATAACAAAGCCCGGAGTGTTGGGAGTTGCCAATGAGTATGGAAGTGCGCAGTTTACTTGGTCTGTAAATGTGGTCCCATCACAAGATGTATCCGCTCCAATGATTGGAGAGTACACAGGTTTAATTGTACCTATGGTTCCCACTACTCCTTGAAACTCTACGCTTGTAGCCATATCATATACGGATGCATATGATATTGCAAGAACAAAAGAAAAAGTAAAAGATGTATTTGACGTTGTAGCAGTAGGAAAAGGAGTTTGACCATCAAATGAATCGTGAACAATAGTCACGTCCAAACTTATTGATGAACCTGCAACTAAATCAACCCCTGACAAATCTATGTTTACAATAGAACCTGATATAGTAGTTGGAGTATATATATTGTAAACACCATTTGATACAGTGTCAGCAATCTCTACCAATCCAACAGGTTGTGTCACGAGTTCGGTTTGATACTCTAATCTTGTTGGATTACCAAATACATCAATCAAATCGTATCCCTCAGTATAATTGCCATACATCAAACGATTACCCATAATCGTCTGAGCCTTAGCAAGAAGAGGCACGTTATCGTAAAGCCTTAATATTTCTGACTCAGGTAGTACCGTAAATATTTTGCTGTTATCAAACGTGAATGTTTGAAAACTAAAGTTTGGTATGCCTAACTCTGCCTTATCAAGTTTCTCAATAACTTTAATGATATTATTGTTTGCTTGTTTGAACAACAAGTCTATACCAACTACAAGTGGACCTCCCGAAAAATATGTTATTGTAGCAGCATTACAGGAATTGGTCATCCCATCATTAAGGTAACTGCTTGGCTCAAATGAAAAGTTGTTAGGTATAAAGGCAGGTGCAGACCATTGAGATGTTGCAGAATACTCTCCATCAACATAGCGATACCTATAAGCAAAACAAATAAATCTTGTTTCAAGATAGTTGTCAGGGCCGGGAAGTATTATCGGTTGAACAGTAGGAGACTCTGTAGGTGGTTTTTTTATTACAAGAATAGCCTCTGCTAATCGAGAAGGCACATTGTTAAAGTCAATGTTAAGCGCACTTGGATTATTATACCCTTTCCTTACATTAATAAAACGCGGTGGGTTATAGTTGTCAGTAAAAAATAAAAGGTTATTTACCTTGTTGATTCCCGTTATTAAATATTTTGGGTTGAAGTTTAATGTGGTATTGATGCCTGAGCCATCATCAATACTAATGATGTGATACGTTAGTATGTTTGTTAGCACGTTAAACGAAACAATCAAGTCAAGTTTTCCTGTAGCCCCAACGGGAAAGTTAGGGTCGTGAACAAACCAATACAGAGTCTCATTTGCGCTATCATCAATAGCACCTATACATACGGCATCAATACTCAAAGGAGTTCCATCAAGATAGGCAAGCTGAGTTAATGCTACATTTCCTTTTGTGTTTTCAATAACTCCTATCTCAGACTTTTCAGTAGACCCCATTCGGATATTCATAGCATCTATGTATTCTCCTTCGGGGACAAGGCGTTCATCATACACCTTGTTCATTCTACCTTTTATGAAATTCCTTGTAAAGTTTGTCATATTATTTTATTGTCTTGTCCATACCACGTAAGTTCATCAGCAATCGTCCGGGGTGGATATTGCTCATTCTAATCTTGGCATTCCTAAGGAGTGCTGCTCTTTCTTTGCGAGCACGAGCTACTATATATTCTTGAACCCCAAACTTAGAGTTAAGAATCTCATACTTGATAGCGGCATAGATATACTGTTCAAACAATTTGTTTACGGTAACTAATGAGTTGTCTCCATTCTCCATACCATCAGACACATACTCAAGGATGCATAACTCATTGACCATACTTGAGTCAAAGTTTATCACACCCGCTTTCTTATCTATGTTGAATGTGGGATTGAAGTTAGCAGTCTCAGTGTTCAAACCAAATGCTGCCCCAATAGCATAATCAAAGTACCACATACCATCTACATACCATCCCCATTGTCCGTGGAACTGATTGTCTTGATTGAGGTAGATACTCTTCTTTAACTTGTGAAGTCTATCGTAATCAATCTTTGAGTCTTGTGGCTTTAGGATGTTGCCGTTGATGTCAAACAGAATCTTACCGTTATTGTCTTGAAGGTATGCGTCTGATGATAACGTCTGTATGTTCTCACTCAAAGGACGCAAGTACCCATCTTTGTAAAGAGATATGCGAACCCAATTGACATAGTCAGATGGGAGCACAAACTTTAAGTTCTCGGCAACGGTCAGCTCTAATACCTTAATCTCCTTGAATGCATCATAGTTCAATTCCTGAATCGCTCTCTTGGCGTGAAACAAAACTTTATATCGCTCCTCATTATTTACAAGCGAATGGTTTCCTGAATACATCAGAAGGAAGTTAGTCACAATATCTTGAAGACTAACATACTGATAGCTACCCCAATTGGCATCCTCAGGGGTATTGCCATTGTTGGTGTAGTATTGATACTGAGATATATATGCCATCGTAAATTAGTTTATTGTTGTTGGCTGAATGTTGGCTGCTCGTGTTGTTCTTGACCCATAGCATACTGAGTGACTTGATACTCACGAATAGAGATTCCACAGTATTGAAGAATCTTCATAGCCAATTTATATTCATCCTCAAGCGGAAGTTCAAAGTCCTGATAGTCAGGTTGTGTTTGGTCAAATGCGGGTTCACCGTTAACCAAAGTTATATATGTCCACTTAGGCTCTTTTGGATATCTAAAGTATGACGCAGCTACTGTCCCATATCCACTTGTTTTTGCGGGATATGTGTTCACGTATGAATCAGTGAGAGTATATGCGGGGAACATTGTTGACGGAGCCGTCAATGGAGACATAGTCAACATTGTTATTTTTCCATCGGTTACACGCTCGGCCTCTGATAAATTCGTAGAAGAAAATATACTGTAGGTAACAGGGGTTGCCGTGAATATATCTGTATCCAACAACAACTGTGTTTGACCTATGACGGCCAATACGGTGGCACTTAAAAAGTTTACATTGTTTGTAACAATGTCACCCGCTATTACTCCATCATTAATAAACAAAGCACCTGCATCCTCAAGTTGAAACGGAACTACCAATGTATTTGCACCTTGAGCCTTTAGCTGATTATAGTAAATTATTTTACTCAGCATATAAGCAGAATCTCCTGTGGTTGTGACGGATGGGGCAAAAAACTTATTGGTCAAAGTACCTGCCGAAGAAAGTACAGGCCATAAGAACTCGTACTCCAAAAATGTTTCTAACACTTCAGCGATTGGTTTTTCAATACTTGCATAATCCGTTCCCGCTCCACGCTGATTCTCAAAGTTTATGGTCTTGTTATAGTTGCTGTAGTATTCCTCATACAATTCCATCTGTGCTTGCTTAGCATACAGATTAAAATCTGAGGGAGAAATGTATCCGTAGTTATTCTTGTTAAGCACGGACAACACGGTGTTTCTTACTGAGTTTATCATCCCTTCTTTTTTACAAATATACTAAAAAAAAGAGGGGCTACTTGCCCCTCTTCCAACATCAAATACACATAACACAACACATCAATCAACTCTCAAGTATTGTCTCCAACATTTTTAAAGCGTCAATGCCATCATCACTTTGTAGGAAAGCCATAGCTGTATCGTATGGACTTTGCCCAAAAGGAATAGAGCACATCTTCTTTTTATTTGTTGGGGTATTAAACCAAATCTCTTTGTTGTTATTCCTTAATGACAACAAGTTGTTTTCAAAGAAAAGACGAATCTTAGATTGGAAGTTCAACTCAGGGTCATTCAGGGTATTCAAAAATCCTTGCGGGTCACGCTTAGCGTATACCAACAGGTCGCGTTTCAATTCAGCTGTTGAAACAGTTGACGGGTCTTTACCAAAGAACACACGGGTCAGCATTTCAATTTGCTCAATTGAAAGTTGACGAGCCTGAATAAGAGCGTCAACCTCAATATTTAAGTCAGCAACCTCTGCCGCTGCTTCTTTCTCATTATCAAGTTCAGCAAACACCGTCCCGTTATGAGGGTGGTAATGCAGGAACTCTTGAAGAACAGGGTTTGTTCTTGAAACCGTAAGCATACCGTCCTCAAATACGATTGGTTCTAAGATAGCGTTCCCATCCTGCTCATCCTCAAAGGGAGACTTTTGATTGGATGCATATCGCAAAACCCGATTTACATTTTTGTTTTCATCAAACCACATTAGCGGGAATCGTGGGTGATTCCTTGAAGCCAAGGTGTAAGATAGTGGATTGCCTATAAGTAGTTTATAGACTTTGTCTTTTAGGATATTATTCTTTGCCATTTATTTAATTGGATTTGATTTGATTAAGTAAAAAAGGGAAAGTGTCTTTGAAGACACTCTCCC